TACTCCAGCCATTATCACTACCCCCGCCATCCAAATTTTCAAAATCTAAAGAAAGGTCAATTATGTCGTTATCCATTATGATTTAATTAGAACATTTAATTTTAAGTAATACGAATAACAAAATATATATTTTTAATTAAATTATTTAATTAAATTAAATTAATTATTTTATAAAAGGTTTTGGTTAAATTAATTATTTTATAAAAGGTTTCGGTTAGAAATCAGTAACTTCCATAAACTTCGCATAAATATATCCATCTCCATCTGAATATGATTTGCTGCAATTAATTTCAAAAATTAAAGAATCATCAGTATACAATTTGTCATTTAATGCATCTAATACAAATTTAACCATATTATCTAAATCTTTGTTATTGATATTATATTTTGGCGAAGTGTCTTTTAAAATATCAGAATATTTGCCTGTTTTATAATGATTTTTTGGCCTTTTGCAAAAGAAGTTCAATGTACACCTAATTGGTTTGGTCATTTTCTCTGTGGGGAAATCTTCAATGGCTTTTATAAAATCATCTTTTTCCTTTTTAGAGGGGTCATACGTGCCGCCGTGTAATCTATGTCTGTGACGTTTTAAACTAACTGGTTCAAAATGTATAGTTGATTCAAATAACATTATATAAATATTGTAAAATAATTATTAAGTCATTTTACAATATCTTTTAAATTTTTTTTCTAATCTCTTTCCTTTCTTAAAATTTGTCGGTTGGAATTGAAGGTGACAATAAAACAGCGTTAAATTGTTGTTTTTTCATAAAACTTTGCTTCAAATCGCTATTATTTTGTCCATAATTAGGCATTCTAGTATCATGTAGTGATGTAAAAAGGTGAGGAACATTTGCGTTAGGATTGATGCCGTTAGATGCCATATAAGGATTATTGCCAGACGCATTCATACTCTCGTGTGCGTTATATTTCATAATTTGAGTTGCGTTAGATTGCATGTATTGTCGGTATTTCCAATTAGATGACATATTAATCCCAGGAGTAGAACCTGGCTGCACAATAGAAGTGGTAGGAATGGTAAAATATTGTGAAGACATTTGTTTATATAATATAATATAATATAGTATAGTATATAAATTAATAGTTAAAAAATAAAGTTAAAGTTAAAGTTAAAGGTTATAATTTAAGGTTATATTACTTATTCTTTTTCACCCAACAACTTCAACAATTCCACTTTTTTTAACTTGGATGCATCAGGTACCAAGTTTCTCTCTACAACTACTTCTCTAAGTTTATTTAATGACATTTTCTTAAAATCTGGTTTTGCATCTAGATCCATGTCAATGTCAGAAATGGTAATTGTTTTCAAATCATTTGTATTTATTGGTTCAAAAATAATAGAGTCACTAGGTTCTAAATTAATGGGTTCCGCTAAATGTATTGATTTAATATTATCATTATTTGTATCATTATTATCATTATCATTTATGTCATTGATATCATTTGTTATATCCTCATCAATATCGTCTGCTATAGTTGTTTCCATTTCTTCTAAAACATTGATGTCAGATGAGTCTAAAATCAAATCATCAGAATCAGACTCTTCATCTTCAGAGCCTTCGTCTTCGGACTCGGATCCAGATTCTGATTCTTCCGAGTCATCTTCGGATTCTGAATCATCCTCGTCATCAGAAACCTCAATTAGATTTAAATCAGGCCCAGCAGACATCATATTGGTGTCAAAAATATGAATTTCATTTTTCTCCTCTTTTCTCTCTTCATCTAATGTAGATAAAGCCTTGATAGTTCTAATTTCTTCTGCTAAAGTAGAAACTAGTCCCAACATAGAAGTAAGTTTATGGTTTTGCTCAGAGAATCTGTAATTCATGTATGCAAAAATGCCTCCAATTAAAATGATTATAATTGATATGCTAAATAAAAAAGAAGTACTAATTAAATCGGAAATAGCCATATTACAAATATAGAATATATTTAAAATATTTGCAGAACGTATTCTTTATACTTATAGTTATAGTTATCGTTTATATTTGCAAATCCTTAAGAACTTTAAGCCCTCCCTTAACTGTAGAAATCCCCGTAACTATTTTATAAGTATATTCAAAATCTGTTCCTTTTTCATTCGGCTTGGTATTCATTTGGCAATTGATTATGCGTTTATTTTTCGCCAATTTTTTGCACAATTTAACGTAATGTGTCGTCAAAAGACATGTGACATTGTCATGCTTCACAATATTTTTCATAAACATATTTGCACTTATTACCGCTTCATCCGGATTCGTTCCAGAATATATTTCATCTAAAATGCAAAAATGGGTAATATCTTTGGTATTCTGAGTTTTAATGCACTCCATTATTTCCTTGCATCTTCTTGCTTCTGCTTGAAACAAACTATCTCTTCCAGATGTGTCAGGAATATTCAAATAACAATGAAACATATCGTAAGGAACCATTTCTAGACTCTCATAGCAACCAAAACCTATTTGCTGCGATAAAATTAAATTAATCATGGCACTTTTAAGCACCGTAGTCTTTCCTGACGCATTTGGACCAGTTATGATTAGATTTTTATTGAATTTACAGTCATTTGTAATTACGTCTTTATTGTCTACGAATTTTGGATAATACATTTTCTTAAAAGTGGGTTTATTATTAGTCTTCTTCTTATCTTTTTCCTTCTTTCCTTCTTTTAGTAAAAAGGTTGTCTTATTCAATCTAAAACTATCAATGTTTGTCTTTAATCCAGTGAGTAAGTTTGTATAGCCATTGAAACCAAACGAATATAATAAGGTATCTGAATATTCTTTGTTATCGTATAACTGATAAAACAAATGCATTATATGTCCAATTTCAAATATTTTATGTATTGATATCGTAAACGGTGTAACTAGTTCAAGTTCCTCTAGCAAATGAGCCAAAGTGTTTTTATGGGTTCGTAGATCATTATTAAAGTCATCATATTTTGCCAAATGATTGGTTTTGTCTAAATAATTCTGCATTGACTCAATTGTACAGTTTACATACTCTTTCATTTTGAATAAGTAATCGTGAATTTTTTTCATATTAGAATAAAACTTGATACAAACAAGAATATTCTGATAAATAGAGAACAAATAGAATGCAGCGGAGATTATTAGATATATTTTTTGTCCCATGTCAACTTCGTGAAAACTGGTGAATATTTTTACAATCGCATGTTGTGAAACCAATTTGTGTAATATTTCGGTATACTCGGACATATTTAAACTTAATCCTCGTGCTTTAATAATAAAAAAGGGAACAATAAGAACAAAAATGGGTAAACAGAGAGACAAGACAGGAGACGAAATATTATATAAACTCATTAATTGCAAAAATTGGGCATTATTGTTCATAAATTTAGCGAAATCCCAGCCAATATATAAATATTTGTCACAGAACCCAGAATCAGATTTATTGTCTTTCCATTCTTTGACAAGTTCTTCCATTTGAAAATTTTTCATTTTCTTTGGTTCATCTGTTTTATCTTTTATATCACTAATATTTTCAATCACTTGCTGAGTCTCGTGTAAAAATTGCACATCGGTTGTATAATAGGTTGACAATGATTGTAACACTTTTTCGCCGAGAAAATTAGTTGGCTTGAAAACGTAGTTATAAATAGGTTTGTCTTCTACACCTTCTTCCTTCTTCTCTAAATCATGAATTGTTTTCAATAATTCTAAATCATTAATAATCGTTTTATTAAGTATTTTAGTTTCTGAGTTGTAAAAAATAGGCGGTTTAAATATTTCATTCACGGCATCAAGTGGATCCAAATTTTTAGTATTATCCATTTATTAGTAGATATATTTTTTATTATTTTATTCAACGTATTTTATCCAACGTATTTTATTCATTTTTTTAATATTAAAAAATGAATAAATTTGTAAAAAAGGTTTATAAGATTGAAAATTTAAGATTGAAATTTAAAAGTTGGCAGGCAACTCATCAATCTGTGTTTTGTAATAAGACTCAATGTCTCTAATGGTTTGTGTATCCCTCTTAGTGATAAAATTGATACCAGTTCCCTTTCTCCCCCAACGACCACTTCGTCCAATACGATGCAAATAGGTATGCGCATCACGCGGCAAATCAAAGTTAATAACCGTGTTTACTTGCTGGACATCAATGCCTCTCGCAGTAACATTGGAAGAAATTAATACTCGCGCCGAGCCTGCTCTGAATTGATCTAAGGATGCCTCTCGCTCGCCCTTTTCCATGCTGCTATGAATGCAACACACCGGAAAATGATCTTCAGTCATTGCATCATATAAATCAGCAACACGCTTAACACTGTTACAATAAATAATGCATTGTGAAAGCGAAATAGATTGATAAATGTCCTTAAGAGTCGCATATTTTTCAACATCGTCATTGAGAGCAACAAAATATTGTTTAATTCCATCTAAAGTGAGCATTTCAGCAGCGACACTAATCTTCACTGGGTTACGCATAAACTGGTCCGTAATAGTGTAGATATTTTGTGGAAGTGTTGCACTAAACAAGGCAACTTGGATGTCGTTATTGAAATTCTGGAAAATGTTGTAGATCTGATCCTTAAACCCTTGGGACAACATTTCATCGGCTTCATCAATAATGACCAATTTCAATTTATTCGCATTGATATGGCGGCGCTTGATCATATCATAAACGCGACCAGGGCAACCGACAATAATATGAGGAGGCGCACCGTACATAAATTCTGCATCCCCTTCAATAGAGGAGCCACCAATCATTGTTTGAATACGAAGACCGGGCATCATTGTTGCAAGTGAGCGAATCACCTTCGCTGTTTGCTTCGTGAGTTCGTGTGTTGGGCTCAAAATTAGAACCTGATTATTTTTATCATTAAGATCTACTCTTGAAAGGGCGCCAATGGAAAATGTGGCCGTTTTGCCAGTTCCAGACTGCGCCTGAGCGATAATATCGCGTCCCTCAATAATGGGTTTAATTGCCTTGCTCTGAATAGGGCTCGGCTTTTCAAAACCGTAACTATAAATTCCTCTTAATAAATCATGACTGATATTTAATTCGTCCCAAGAATTTATTTGTTCAAGTTCTTTTTCTGGTCCACTGCTACCAGTGGCATTAGTTGTTCCACTGTTACCAGTGGTATTAGCGTTTGAAATGGCTGACATTGTATATGATAATATGGCGAGTTGGTTTTAAATGTATTTTTTAAATATATTATATATGAAAAAAATTGATATAAATAATAATCTATATATTCTTAATAGAATACTATAGCAAATCATGTCAGCAACCATAATGAACAATATTAATTCTCTGAAATATTCATTGAGTCAAATTAGAGCGATTGCATCCAGCAATTTCAAATATGAAATGTCTCAAGATGCATTAACACTTATAAATTATTTGACAGGACAAATAGGACATCAAACAACACCAATAAATCCTGTTTATGAAAAAAAGGCGAAGAAGGCAGAAACATCTTATGAAGAATACGAGCAACCGATCAGGAAGAAAAAGGGAAATAACAGAGCAATGGAATCTACAGAGGACTGGGAATCATTGCGCAGTTTTCAGCCGACCAAAATAGAGCAAAAGACAGGAATTGATGCTCTAATTGGTCAGATTCGTTTAAATATGAATAAAATAAATGACAAATCATTCTTGTTGATGCGTGAACAAATCATTACAAATATAGAAGACGTGATTTTGCAAGAACAAGATCCAACAATTTTGGCGGAAAAAATTGGAACCATTATTTATGGTATTGCATCAGCGAATATGTTCTATTCTAAGATATATTCTGATTTGTTTGCCGAGTTGGTTACCAAGTATCCATGGATACAACCTGTGTTTGACGAAAACTTTGTTAAATTTGTAGAGTCATTTAAAAACATTGATTATGTTGATCCGAATGCAAATTACGATGGGTTCTGTGATATGAATAAACAGATGATTATTCGTAAGGCGAATTCACAATTCTTTGTCAATTTGGCATTGAATGGTTTCATTAGGAAGGAGGATGTTCTCAAAATCCTGGTGGAAATGTTGAACATTGTGGCGGATTTAATTGATAAGCCGAACAAGGGCGATGAAGTAAATGAACTCACTGAAAACATCGCGATTTTATTTAACAAGGAGATTTGGTCGGGAACACTTGAGAAAATTGGTGGGATATCATTAATTGACTTTGTCAGAAAGTTGGCAACAAGCAAGTCAAAGGATTACAAGAGTTTGCCGAGTAGAGTGATTTTCAAGTATATGGATTTATTGGAATTATAAATAATGTAATGTAGGATAAAGAAGAAATAGAAAAACAATATTAAAACAAATGATTCATAATATATTATATCGTATTCTATAAATTATGAATCAAGAAAATAACATATCTTTTTTATTGGAAGACAATGAAACCTCATTGATAAATGACGAAGATAATAATATATTAATTGCAGAAATGATGCGCGAGTTTTCATTGGATACAGAAGAAGAGGAAGAAGATATAAAATCCGAATATTTTTTAAAAAAGGATATTTATTTTGGAAATGAAGAATTATATTATGATGAAGAATATACGGTAAAAGAGTTAATGAAAATATGTCAATATTACGATATAAGTAAACATATTAAGGCATCCAAATGCAAAAAACAGGATATTATTTTAACCATTGTTTATTTTGAGAGCCTGGATGAGAATTATGATATAGTTCAACAAAGGCATAAAATGTGGTCACATATGACGGATCTAATGTCGGATCCAAAAATGCGATGTTATTTGCTTTGGTCTTAGAATAAGTTATTTAATATATTATTTGCAAAAAAACAATATAAAGACAATTTATGTCATTTAAATATATGTTTGGTTTTTTAAATAATCTAATCAAAGCCAGAAAAGAATGGTTGTCCAAAAACACGGCACCCAATTTGGCTCCCATTTACAACGGAAAAAAGAAATAATCTAGAATCCTTAACCCATTTTTATATTTATATCTAAAAAATATATAAATATAAAATAACATAAAATATTATACATATAATGGTCGTATCTAAATTAGACAGTAGTGTTAATTATCCCGAATTAAAACGTGTTGAATCTAGTGACTTAAGTAAAGAATCTAATTTGTATCAAATTGAATTAAATGGTATCAATATAATTGTCGCCATTGGATCCGCTAGAAACACGTTTTCAGATAAAGAAATAACTTATTTTCCCATTTATTTAGTGAAACATAATAATAAGGTTTTGCAAATTGGTGTTTATGAATTACGCGTTTCCAGCGTGATGGATTATATGGACGAAGATGGCTTGCTAAATGTAGAGAGATTAGAAGATCCTTTAATTTACACATTTGCAACTAATGAAATGATTAAACGGCTGAGACTTGTACCTGATGATGAAGTGGAATTGGAAAAAGAAAAGGAAAAGGAAAAGACAAAAAAGAAGAGTTCTAAGGTTTCAGAAAAAGAAAAAGGTTCAAAAAAAGATTCTGGTAAAAAAGGTGAGACAACTGAATTTGTTTTCATTCCAGAAACAAGGAGGGACTTATTTGAGTTTACAAAAGGAGCAGTAATACCTCCCTTTTTGCCTCCAGAAACATCCAAAGATGCAAATGATATCCGTGAGAAATTCCACGAAGGTTCCGGTGACACGTGGCTACAAAAATACATGCAAAACAAAAACTATATTATATCAGACAATGAAGGCGGAGGTGATTGTCTATTTGCCACTATTAGAGACGCATTTCAAAGCATTGGACAGCAAACTACGGTTCTAAAGTTAAGAGAGAAAATTGCTGGTGTCGCAGATCAAACTATCTTCAATACATACAAAGAACGTTACGAAATATTTTCAAAGGAAATATTGGATACAAAGGCCATGTCGGTTCAATTAAAAACTAAATACGATAATTTGAGAACTCAGATGACGGCAACTATTAACAGAGATGAGCAACAAATGATAAAGGATGCCGCAGTAAAGGCGAAGGCTGAATTTGACAGAGTCAAACGCGAATACGAGTATGCAA